ACACAAAGTTAACATAGATGGTGCAGTATCAATAAAGAATGGTAGTGAAATTTGTGGTCCTGTTAAAATTGCAGAACATTTTTACAGAGAGAATGAAAAGAAGAGAGAAATATATTTACTCAAACCTGCTTTCTTCCAGTCATTTGTAGATGACTTTAGGAAAAAGAATTTATATAAAAAAGACGCCAACTATATTAGTCAGCGTCTTAAGAAAACTGGTTGACTTTTTTGACAAAAAAATACCCAGAAAATTTTTCTGGGTATTATAGAATTCAGTTTGCGAATTTGGATTTACTCTTCTGCAAGACGTGCAAAGTATGAGAGTGCATCGTCATCTTCAACGATTGCTTCTTCTTTCACAGGTGTTGGTGCTGCAGCAACTGGTGTTGGTGGTGCAACAACTTCATACTCTTCATCATCTACTGTAGGTGCTACTGGTCTTTGACCTATTGCAAGAACTAGATTGAGACGACGCTCAAGATCTTCATAAGACTTGAACTGATCCTTAGAAGTGAATGCTTCTAACGAGTGTTGTGATTTCCATGTTGTTTCCAATTCAGAATCATCTGAACTAAGAGCACTAACACTATCAAACTCACTACTGTCATAGTTCCAGTATCCTGCTACCTTTTTAATCTTCAACTTGAAGTTAGCACCTTCCCAGAAATCAAATACATTTACTGGTTCCTCATCTTGGAACTCAGGTTGCATTGCTGCAAGTATCTTGTCATGGATTTTCTTACCATACTTATACAAGAATACTTTACCCTCGTTCTCAGGGTGCTTAGGATCCTTTACGACTAAGATGTTGCTGTAGTAAGAGAGTTTTCTCTTTTGCTTACGAGCAGTCTCTTTGTCTGTGTCTTCACCACTGTTCCATAGTCTGCGGTTGACTTCACCTACTGGATCTTTCTCACCTAATGTAGTGAGAGAGTTCTCGATGTACCAACCACCAGGTCCTTGAAATGCGTGTGAATATACCTTTGCCCATGGGATTGTCTCACCATCAGGGGCGGGTAGGAATCTGATTACTGCGTAACCATTTCCAGAAGCGTCAACCTCAGGTTTCCAGAACCTTTCATCAACTTGTTTACCAGTGGAGGACTTCTCTAGTTCTTTCTGTAAGAAAGAGAAGTTGTTCTGGGATTTACGCTTTAGATCTGCGAATGACATAGATTACCTCGGATTATTTTAGATTTGGTTTATGTGATGCCCTATCACTTGAACATTATAACAGGCACAGGTAAGGGCGTCAACCCTGTGCCTCTGTTTGTCTTTTCATATTCTGAACTTTGTCTAACAGTTCTGAGAACATGTTTTCAATACTTGTATCAGGTGTTGCACCTAACATTATAATGCCTTGTTTCATTGTGTCAACCACAGATTTTGCTTCTGGATCATCACTCAACTTGGCACGAGCATAGAATATCTTTTGTTTTTCTATGAGGGTTTCGAGTGCTTCAAAGTATTCCATCTTCCGATCCTTGTCTAATAATATAAAATTCATAGCGGATCTGAAACAGAACTGTTGAAGTTCCATCATCTCTTGAATGTCTCCACGGACGATATCTGACTTAAAGAAACTCATACTAGCATTAGTTTGGCACGACTGGTTTTTTTCATGAAGTTTAATTGCTGTGCCTCGTGACGGAGTTTTTCCTTCAGAGGTTTGCTTATTAATTTATTTACACTATCTAATTCAATCTCATTCAATTCACAGTAGTGGATAACCGAATCAATATAGTTCATCTCAGGATTGTCGAAGGCAATCTTCTCCACTTCTTGCGAGAATCTCGCAGCGGTCATAAATTTATCCTCTAATAATTGTTTTTTGTCCATATCGTTCTTGGTATTCGTCGATGTAACCCATCAACTTAATGAAAAATTCTTTCTTAGGTGGTAGTACCTTGACTTGAGTCTCTCCATTTTCACAAGAAACGATTGTAACGATCTGTTTTACTGTCAAACCGTACAGTTCTTGTAGCATACAAGCATACGCTACTTCTTGCACAAAATAATCATGCAAGTATTGTTCTCGTTTTGGTTCTGCTGCTGTTTTAAAATCAATTATAGACAGCACACCATCAAACTCAGCAATGCAATCAACTCTTCCTGCCAACTCAAGATGCCTACTATAAAGTGCTGCTTCTTGGAGGTATATATTATTTATCCTATCTAAATCTTGGATACTATGCTGAAACATTAAGACTGGAAGTGGATACTTTCCATACTTTTTTAAGTCTAACTCATTGTTTAGATAGTCTTCTACGATTGAATGATATTTTGTACCTCTGCTGGTAGATCTTGCACAAATATTATCTGCCTTATCTTTACCAACTCGTTCTCGCCATCGAGCAATTGATTGTTTCTTCTTTGCGTTACTATTAATCACAGTAGTGACAGATGGAAACCTATCTCCTTCTGGTGTAGCGTAAAGACGTTTGCCTTCTACCATTGTAGCACACAATTCAATAGGGTCAAGTCCTACGTGATTAAATGTCTTCATAATCCTAGATTAATTTTACTTACTAAGTAAGATCTAACAAGACCAGACCTAACGATGTCATCAATACCAAACTCTACCAATGAAAACTCATCCATGTTTTGAATGATGCGTTGGAAGTCTAGGATGCCTGTGCGTTCGTTGTTCTTTAACAAGTCTGTTTGTGCAGCATCACCACAGAATATTATCTTACTATCTTGTCCGACACGAGTGATGATACTATCTAGTTCGTGGAAGTTTAAGTTTTGACACTCATCAATTATAACAATAGCATTATCTAATGTGGTTCCACGAATGAAACTTGTAGACCAGAACGATATAGTTTCTTGTGCCTTAAGATTATCATACAACATTTCATATGCATTGTCATCAGGCATCTCAAACATAGATTGTACCATCTTTTTATATGGTATCTGATATAAAGATGACTTGTCTTCGTGATCACCAGGTAAGAATCCTATCTCTCTAGTTGCGACAAGAGATCTAACAATGTAGATCTTTTCATATGGTGAGTAATCATCTAACACTTCCTTGAGTGCTTTGTATAGAGCAACAAAAGTTTTACCAGTTCCTGCTACACCATAGGCATAGATCATCTTACCTTCATCCCACTGCTCCCACATCACTTTCTGATTGTCAGTTAGTGGTTCAATAGGAAGCATGTACTCTTGACTAATAGGTTTCCTGCGTTTCATTTGTTTCGCAGTCATACCTTGACCTGGTGCTTTGTTTGTTTTCTTTTTTACTGGCATATTAGTATCTGTATTTGTCAGTGATAGTTCTATTGTTTACTGATTGTGCTTTAGGAATGACTTTATTTTTCATGCTGTCTGTCCAACCAGGATGAGTGGTTGCCATCTTGTCTCTCCACTCACCTACCTCACCCATGTTAGCAACTCCTGCGTGCCAATCTTTATCCCAATCGGGATTATCTTTTCTCCACTGATCATATTCTTTCATGGTCATATGAAGTTCTTTCTTCTCTTCAGTTTTTAAATTTTTTACTGGGTATGTTGGCATTAATTCCACTCCAATGCTGATGAACAAATAGGAAACTGCTCTATGAATACACGTTTAGCATCGTTAGCGATGTCCATGTGTTCTTTTTGAGTTCCATGTGCACTACGTAATTCTATGTAGTGAACCCAAGAACGTACGCTTCCCGTCATATAGATCTTGGTTGGTGTTGCTAACGGGAGAACAAATCTCGCACATTCCTTTGCAACACCTTCACGTATGAGTTCATTGTATAAGTCAATTCCCTCAGCGAAATAGGCAGCAATCTCTTTCTGTAGGAATGACGTTTGTTTTTCGGGGATATCATCTATACTATTCTGTCTATTCTTTTTATCTTGTCTTCGTAAATCTGGTACAGGTATTGCTCCAAGTAAATTAGTATTTGCATAGCGTTGACTAAACTCTTGGAATGTAAATGATCTGTGTCTTAAAACCTGAGCAGCAATACCTCTAGTTGTTTCTATTTCTAGAGTCATGTGTGCTTGTTCAAATACAGACCAGTGTTGATGTTTAATACAATACTTAAGGAGTCCTGCGACATCAGGATTTTCCTGATTCTTGGGGTTGCTCACTCTCGCTACGTAACCCATCGTCTCCTCTGCGTTGGGTGTCACGGTTATCAGTTTTACTGAATTCATTATTAAATCCTTTCTGTCTCCTTAGTTTTTTAAGTTTGAGTTCGTGTTTTGCATTGTTAAGTTGCTTCTTCATGTAGTGTATTTCTACATCAGAATACAACTCATCTTTTTTAAGTGCTGATTTGATTAATTTGATTTGGTCTTTGAGTCTCATATTCTTTGAACGCTTCTCGTATTCCTTGGGTAGTCTCATGATTTAGCACCCAGTCAGTACAAAATTCATAGATATCTTTTCCGAAACCAAATTCTTTTAGAGATAGAATAGCATCTCTTCTGAAACGCATCATCTCATCTGAATAATTAATCTGGGTATCCATCATCGTCATCTCTCCCTTGTGTATAGGTGGAACTGTTTCCGTTGGTGCTGTACGCATCTACGTCAGAGTATACTTCAGATTCTAACACATCTAATAAAGATTGCAAGCTCTTGACGATATTTTTTAACTTACCTCTATCCATATTTATATTAGTAGTATAAGTATTATACCACAAAAAAAGAGGGGGTCAACCCCTCTTTTAAATTACTGTAGAATTTCTCTACAAATACGTTTGCATTCGTTTTGTTTTGTATCACATTCTATTAGACACTCGTAATAATCATCTAACATGTCATTGTGAGACTGATAGTGATTGTGTTGCCAACCATCTAACTGACTGTGCGGTATTAAATTATGCATATTCCTCCATAAATTTTTTCATAATGAGAGGAGGTTTAATTCATCTCTGTTACCTCTGAATTCTACCACTATTTATTTTTTATACCTATACATTTACTAAATTTTGAAACAAAAATAAATGCCTACGAGTTTATACTCATAGACATTTAAGATGTATTAAGATGTGATCTTCCAGTCTTTGACTGCGTTAAAGTGGACTTTTAAATAA